GAGATTTACACTCTCCGCAATCTGCACGTCTTTTTAAACCTTTGTAAAAATGAAATTTATTTATTGATTTTCGTTTTTTGCATACTGAACAAACCTTCGTTCTCATTAGTTTGACAATATCACTCCTTTCGGTGTTTTTGCAAGTAGGCTAGTGCTTCCGCCATCGTTGTCGGATTTTCCAGAAAGCCTAAACGAAGATTACAATGTACACAAAGCATACCACGGACCAAGCCTGTTTTATGGCAGTGATCTACGTGAAGAGGCTTTCCATTCTTAGGTGGCAGCCCACAACATTCACATAACCCATTAGCTCTCTTTTTTAAAGCGTCGTATTCCTCAGGAGTTATATTATATTTTCTTTTGCAGTGGGCTTTAAATGCCTGCTCTTTGAATTTCTTGTCCCAGTATGGATCTTTCTTTTTGGCTTCCCAGCGTCTCTTCGACTCAGCACAATGGCATTCTTTACAGCGATGGCTTACTCCGAATTTTCTGCTGGGGTCTTTATGAAACTCGGTTACATTCTTCTTGATCTTACAAACAGTACATATTTTCGAATCCATTTTTAACTCCTAGGTTGATGGGGCAGAATCATTTTTCCCAGAGTAACAACCTTAAAAAGATTTGTCAAATAGTACTAAAATTTCAAATAAAAAAGCCACCTTGTTAGGTGGCTAAACTGGTTATGGTAATTTATTGTAAAAAGCTTATTGTGCTAGTGAAACCACGGCGTTAGCCGGAGGCGCATTGCACGTCAAATTCCCATATCCGCCAACTGTAACTGAAACGGCATCAGAACCACTTACAGGGATTCCTATTTGGTCGTAGAACCCCGGCCACGTGATGAATTGAGCCATTTTTCCCATGAATCGGAGCTTCCAAGTTTTAAGCGTAATGACATATGCAGTCTGAGCAGGGCAGTTACGATCCTGAAGAATTGCAATCTCACCGTTGGCCGTTGGCAAGACCAACGCCTTAAACGAGATCGACACTTCTTCATTGATCTTAGCCTTCACCATCTGGTACACACCTTGGCTAGTCAATTGCTTAACAAGCGTTTGATAAGAAACCGGGTTGATGAAGATGAAGTCAGGATCCCCTGCTTCCGTTCCCAAAGCTGCCAAGTTATTAACGCTATCGATCAACGCATCTTGGATCGATTCATTTGTTCCGTTGAAGCGTAGACCAGCAAGTGAGCTAGGATTCGTGCTGCGGTTAACCGTGAAGAAAGAATCACCACTACTGGGAGCAGTCGAAGGAATCCAAGCAGCAAAGCCAGCCATCTTCAGCATGTTTGCCGAGTTCAAACCGTTAGAGATGAAGTTAACATCACCAACCTGAGCAAGGTATGGGAAAGAAGTTGACCAGTTGGTAGGAGTTCCTGCTGCACCACCGAAAGTAGCGGAAACAGTCACAGTACCAAGACCAGTGTCAACTGCAATCACATAGCCGAGAGCAGCAGATGTGCTTTGAGTAGGAGTCTGACCAGAAACACTGTAAGAAACGAGAGCCATCCCAACAGTGAAATTCATCGCAGATTGAACACTATCAAGTGTGATCACACCAGTCGAAATAGAACCCGTTCCAGTACCAGCACCATACGAACCGCGCTTACCAGAACCATCACCAAAGAGCATCAAAGCATAGTCGTTACCAAGTGCTTGGAAAGCTGCTTTCGTGTTGAGTTCTGCTGCCGGCATGAAAGCACCGATCGACTCAGCAGATGCTCTCAAGAAGTCGCCAGTCAACTGGAAACTGGAGTAGTTCGGAACTCGAGTAACTTGGAATTCCACCGTCACAGGGGCTGACGCGTAGGTTCCAGCGTTACCGTAGTTACCTGAACGACCACCACCAGGTTGCACCAGCGCTGGGATCGGGAAATACTTCAATATGTTATCGTAAAGGCTTTTTATCCTTTACTTCTTAAACTTGTCTATGTAAGCAAGAAGCATCCTAGTACGCTGAAGACAATCTGTTAACATCCCGAGACCAACATTACACTGATCGCACAGTAATGCTCTAATCTCTCCTGTCGCATGATCATGATCAACAGCTAAATTCCTCTCTTGCTCTACCCTGTTCTTACCGCAACAATTACAATTTCCTTCTTGATCATTAAACATTTTCTCGTAGATATCTTCTCTTATTCGATAATGTTTCCAAAGATCAGCTCGAAAATTCTTCAACTTTTTGGCAGACCAGTTTCGTTTAAGTTCAGCATATATTTTCACCTGTTCTAAGTGCCGGGGACTCGTGGAGGTATCTTGTTCCTGACCTCTATGCGTTACGGTCTCTGACATCTTGTCAATAGACCTCGGTATTTGCATCTCAGCATTCACCGATTTTCCCCAGTTATTCATTAAGAAATTCCTTTCTTATGCGGCAAGTAGTTTACCGCCCATTCCTTCAGCTGATTCATCTTTCTCAATCAAGGCAAGAGCCGGGTTACGATTAAGAATGTAAGATTTCATCACCCATGCATCATCGGAGTAAAGCTCCTTGAGCACGGCTATATTAGTTGTTGCGCTACTTTGGCTATCAGCCATAAATCATCCTTATTTAATTTAAGCCTTACGCTGCCCCGCCTCTCTCAGCTCTTGAACTCGTTGCAGAGCTGCTTTATAGCGTTCAGTTTCAGACATGTTTGCATATGACTTCTTCGGGCGACTAATCTCGCCGGTAGCAGCCATACTGTTTGTTAGTGTTGACACAGACTGCTTGAGGGGTGGAAGCGGCTTGTTCTTTGGCTCTTCTTGAACGGGGGCTGCCTTCAGCTTACTCAAACCTGTCCATATCTTTCCTTGTTCGATCAATTCTGTCTCAACCTCTTTGCAAGCATCTTCAGCAGACAATTCAACGCCGTCTTTTTCCCAAGATTCAATCATGTGCTGGACTACAGCATCTTGCATCTTGAGCTCTCTGATCGAAGAAAAGTCTGGTGACTTCTCAACGATATCCGAGACAGCTTTCTTTCTTACTTCGATTGCTTGTTGTTTGGCCTTTTCACTTTCGACAGCGCGCTCTTTTTGAAGGGCATCAATCTGGGATTTGACTTCCTTGATAGCTTCTTGTTCAGGAGAAGTACCATTAAGCTTATTAATGTGATAATCGGTATATTCATCATATGGTGCTAGCTTTTCAAGTTCAGAAAAATCCTTAGCTTCCAGTTTCTTCTTGAATGCTCGAAGCTCTTCAAGCTCTTTAAGGGCAGCTTCTGAGGCTTCTAGCTTCTGTTTCAAAGCTAATTGTTCACGCCTAAAAGCTTGCTCTTTTCGAGCGAGTGCCACTGCGCCAGCGGAGAGAGACGTGCCCGATCCCGTTTCTACAGGTGGTGCTTCCTTCGTTTCGGCAGAAGGCGCTGCACCCTTAGAGGTTACCCTAGAAGGTGGCTTGTGGTCAATAAAAATCTCTTCTGAGCGGACTCCGAATCTACCGTTATCTGGGTTACCGAGTGCCGTAGGTGCTGCTACAGGCTCTAGTTCATAGGCCATGCTATCTCCTCTCTTTGAATTGCCTTTAAATTAGGCAGTTAGATTATACTCGGACATTAGACGTGGGTGAAATGGATGCCTGCTGTGGCACTGGCGGCGGCGCTGCCTGCTGCCCTGGCTGTCCCGGCATCGGCTGAGGTTGAGGAGGCATAGCTTGTTGCTTCAAATCCTGAACCTGATCAAACCAATTTCTGAGCACTTGCAGCTTCTCTTCTTCAAGCCCCAGATTCTTATATCGATTGATGTATTGGACTACAAGTGTCGTAGCCAAATCAGATGGATCAAGAATGAAAGGATCAGGAGCAATATCAGCATAATTCTTCTCTCCATTCTCAACGATCTCATCCAATGATGCCAGAATTCTTTCTTCTAATGCAACAGCTAATTGATCAGATTGCTTTAAATCTGGGAAAATCGAAAGGCGACGGAATTCCTGATTTGTGATCTCCCCTGCTGCAAGCATCTCTGAAAGCCTGCTTTGCCTTCCAGCTGGATCTTTTGGCAATGCTGATTGGATATAACATTGCATAACATATTGGTTATCAACTTTCTGTATATCCTGAAAATCTTTGAAATCAACTTCTTTTGTACCATCTGGGCCAACAAAGAGAGTTTTATATCCCTTCCCTTTCTCGGCGATGCCAGCTGCACAATGCAACATTTTTTGAGCGAGTTCGACGTAAAAGTCTTGCCAACTGCGCTGAAAAGCTGAAAAACGACCAGCTTGAACTGCGTCTAATTCTCGAATTGCCTCGCCAGACTCAACACCTTCTTGAACTCGACCAGCTGCTGACATTGATGAGATGCCCGCAATCTGATAAGCATTATTAATTTGAAATTCTATCCATTGATAGATCTCAGGCGCATTCGAAGTAGCATTTAAAAATACAGGGGGAGTGGGTCCACGACCTTTGATGATTGTACCGACGCGGTTGTTAAAGGATGTTTCTGTAATCTTTGACATCTCATCAATATAGATCCGTGGCACACCCATAAGCTCGATTGCTTGAGAAGCAACGATTAGCATCCGATAAATTTCCATCTGAGTCGGCATGAGGATTTCAACAAGACCTTGACCGAACCAGCCAACAGTATTTCGATTATAAATCAATTTGACAAATGGAAAGTCGTGCTCAGTCCACGGCTCATCAAGAAGAACACCTTCGCTGCAGACAATTACATGACGACCATCATCAGCATCAGGACCACTAGGAAGATGCCAAAGTTCAGAAACAATAAACTGATCTGCAATCGTTTCGGTAGAACGTGGGGTTGTGTCGACATTACCTTTTTGAGCATCTGCTATCATTCCTTCTTTTTTAGGAAATAGTTCTGCCATCCGAGATTTGTCAACAAGCTTCATTTGAACTAGTTGAGTTGGTTTACCATAATAGGCATCATTGAAATCAACTAAAAGCTCTGTTTCTAGAGTTCTTTCAACGTGCACTTTTCCATGCTTTGCGTAAACTTTAAGTAATCCGGTACCAAAGCCGAGAGCATCTTTTACAGCCATCGCCCCGTGCTCGTATGCTTTTGTGCGATAAAACTCACCTTGAATAAATTGATTTGCTTCTTTCGCCAATCGCTGTTGTTTGTAGCTCCCACCATCAGTTAAAAAATCGGGTAAGGGGCGATCTTCTGTAATTCGTGAGACGAGCGTGTCGGTACAGGAATAACAGACATTCGCAGTGGGTCGACCGATAGGCAACTGGTTACTTGAGTCAAGAGAGGAATTCGACGATACCCAATTATATAAGGGCTTTCCACACAGTAGTCGAGAAAATATGCTAGCCTGTCTGATTCGATAAGCGTTTGTTCTCTTGAGGAACTGCGTGGTGGACATAGCCATAGATACCAAGTCATTATCATTTTTAGCAGTCCACCATTGATGCTGAGCAGGCTTGTTGCCCTTTCCTGGACGGGTATCCACAACTTTTTCTTTAGCCACGATATCGAGAGGCTGTACCTCATAGCTCATCGCTTTCTTCTTTCGGCTCAGGGAAGAGCCGGTCTAACAAATTATCGTCATCGAGTTGCATGACTGATTTCATCGTTTCAATCTTCTTTAAGACTTCTTGCTGTTGAGCTTCTGTCAACTGATCCGGCGCCTTCACTAATACTGGGAGTTCTCCGAGATCGATACTGACTTCTTCAGTTACGTATTTAGTAACACCATTCTCACGGAGAATCTTTAAAAGCTCTTTGAGATCGTCGAACATTATCGTCCCATCGACATAGATGCCAACATAGCTCGAAGTCGCGCCATCCTTGGCTTTTCTTCTTCCTTGATCCCCATCTCAAGGGCCTCATCGCCCTCTGGCTGATGCTCTCGTGCATCACGCTTTGGAGGAGTATCCAAACTCTCTCTGATCGATGCATCCATATCGACATTCATCTTATCCGTTGGGTTAAAATCTAAATGGGCATCGGTGTCAACGAGCTCCACAGGAGCTTCCATCATCTTCTTCTTCTTAGCGCGGATACGCTTGCTAATTTCAATTGGATCGAGTAACATCAGCCTTCTCCTTCGCTCATCTGATTGCAGATGGCGGAAATCATATAATGCATACAATCAAGGAACTTCTCTGAATCTTTCATCTCAATTGCGTGCATGGCTTCCATCGCCATT